AATAACCAACAGGATGGTTAGAGATTGGGGGTTGCTCCTCCTTCTCCCTTTCTCATTTTTCCTCCCGGCGGTAAACAAGCTTCCTAAGGCTACTAAATAAGTAGGGTAGTAGTATAGTAATAATATAGGGTAAGAGTACAGAGTATATATTTGTAACAGAACATATCTTTTCTACATTACGAAACACTACCATACGTTATTTTATTACGATATACTATATATTATTAATAAGTTATAGAAACACTATACTATTTTATTACATTAATTGTTATACTACCATATAGATATACTATTTTATTACATTTATGATATACTATGTTATTATTACATTTATGATATACTACCATATAAATATACTATTATTACAGATATACTATACTATTACTACTAAAAGGAGAATATGGCGGTAAAAGATGAGGTTGGAAACAAGTATGGACGACTTACGGTTATCTCCAGAGAGCAACTAATAAGATTTATTGTAGAAGTTCAATATTCGAGCATAGCTGGAAAAAGGAGGAATTATGGCAGAAAGAAATAGTAAAGGACATTTTAAGAAAGGTGCTTCAGGTAATCCTTCAGGTAGGAAGAAAGGCATTACTACACTCGTACGCGAGCTTAGCCACGATTACAGAGACTATATTGTTATGCTTGATGATTGGGCTAGGGATACTAAATTAAGTGTCAAAGAAAGACGTGAGTGCATCAAGGAGATACTTAATCGTTCACTCGGGATGCCGACTCAGAGAAATGAAATTAGTGGTGTAGATATAGTTGTTGGGTTACCAGACCTTACTGATAGTGATGATAAATGAATATAAATGTAGATTTGACAAACATCAAATCTGTCATTATCCCATCTTTTCATTGGTTACTAACAGATACACATAGAAATTTAGTACTTCGTGGTGGTGCAGGTTCTGGAAAATCTGTAGCAATAATAATGACTCTAGTGTGGTATATACTTAAAGATTTAGATAAACCAAATTCACACAGATTTTTATTATTAAGGAAAACAGGACCAGCAGCAAAGAAGAGTATATTCCCATTATTAAAATATATAATTGATGAGTGGGGCCTAACTAATATAGTATCTATAAATAAGACAGAAGGTGTATTCACATTTATTAATGGTTCCGAAATAATAGTTACTTCATTAGATGATCCTGAAAAGATTAAAAGTTTGTTTGGTGTAGATAAAATTTTTATGGAAGAAGCAATGGAGTTTACGATTGAAGATTTTAGACAGTTGTCATTAAGAATGCGTGGAGACAAAACAAAATTATATCAATTGTTTATGGCTTTTAATCCAATCTCTGCTTTATCTTGGGTATACAATGAATTCTATGCTAAGACAAGACCTAATACTATTTTACATTTATCTACATATAAAGATAATCCTTACCTAGATGATGAATATATAAATCAATTAGAAGACTTGATCAACCAAGATCAGAATTATTACAATGTGTATGCAAAAGGTGAGTTTGGTTGTGTTGGTAATGTAATATATAATAATTGGATTATAGTAGACAAATATCCAGATGTAGTAGGGGAAGAGGTTTGGGGCCTTGACTTCGGGTTTTCACATCCAACAGCGTTAATTCGTGTAGGTGTAACAAAAGAAGGTATATACCTTAAAGAAGAGTTATGTGAGTCTGGGTTAACGAATGCTGATTTAATAGAGAAACTAAAAAAGATATTACCTGGTGGTAATGTTAGAATATATGCAGATTCAGCTTTACCAGGAAATATATTAGAGATAAGAAGGGCAGGGTTTGATATATATCCAGCAGACAAAGCACCACATTCAGTAACACAAGGGTTGGATTACTGTAAGAGACAGAAGTTATTTATAACGCAGGACAGCCCAAACCTTATTAAAGAAATACAGGGTTATTCATATAAAACAGAAAGACTTAGTGGTCAAGTGATGGAACAACCTATTAAAATCAATGACAATTGCTGCGATTCATTTAGGTATGCCATCTACACATATTTAAGCAAGAAGATTAGTTACAGAATAATCACTTAAGAATTTAAAGGAGCCAATAATGGGTAAGTTCAGAAATGCAATTCAAATTTTCTGGGGGGAAAATAAGATTGACGAAGTAGAAGACAAAACAGTACCATCAGAGGATGTAGTAGAAAAAGCATTACCATTGACTGAGCCTACTTTGGGGGTTGTTGGAAATAGTTATGTTACATATGGAGCTAACAACAATAAGGCTAAGAACCCATATCAAAGTAATTATGTTGTATACAGAGGAATAACTTTATTGGCCCAGAATATCGCTAAACTACCTATTAAAATCTTCCGTGGTAATCAACTATTAGATATGGATGCAAGACTTCCAAATTTGGATATACATAATCCTAACTCAGAGATGTCTTTTTATGAGTTAATATATCAAGCATGCACCTACTATTTTTATCGAGGCGAGTTTATGATCTATATCAATAGGGATGATACCAGGATGACACTGGAACCAGTGAATCCAACCCTAATGGTAAGAAGTCAGGATGGTCTGTCTTGGAAGTGGGACAACCACATTAGAATACCTGATGAACAACTTATCTATGCTAAACTAATTAATCCTGATGGTGAAAGAGGTCTCAGTCCGATAGATGTTGTTAAAGCTGAGATACTTAGCGATAATTCAGCATTAGAATATAACAACGCTTTCTTTGAGAACTTTGGTAAAGTCGGTGGTATGATATATGATGGTAACAGCCCGGCACAAATAAGTCCAGAGAATATACAAGTAATGGTAAATGATTTCAACGCTGTACATAGAAGTGGTGCTAAAGCTCATGGTGTCTTAGGTATTCCAGGCGGAGCTAAGTATGAGCAATTTGCACAAACTATGAAAGAGATGCAGTTCCTTGAGAGTAGAGCAGACATAAGGGACAGGATACTGGGTATATTAGGACTTAGTAAAGCTTTGTTAGGTATAGTAGAGGATGTTAACTTAGCTAACGGTAAAGAGATACGTAGGTCGCTTTGGTTGGATACACTACAGCCTAATGCAATAAGAATACAACACAAGATCAATCAATCATTGTTTAAAGTCTTTCTTCCTGGCTACTATATGGAATTCGACTTTAATAGTGTAAGTGAGCTGAAGGACGACATAACAGATAGACTTGACCAAGCAGCTAAGTATAAGACGCTAGGCTACAACACTAATGAGATAAACGAGAAGTTAGAGTTGGGTATGGAAGACCTCACTGACACAGCAGGAACACTAAGGTTAGTACCAAGTACACTTATACCTGTTGATGATTATCTAATGGATACAGAACCTGATCCAGTAAAGAGTATAGATAATAGTAATAATATAAATAAGATAGCATTACTATTAGAAAAGGATAACATAGACATAAACAAGTCTGCTAGAACCTATATGAACAGTCTTAATAGACTAAAGAGAAAATCACAGAAGGCCTTTAATGGTAAACTAAGAAGATACTTCTCAACACAGCTTGGTAAGGTAATAGGTATAGTAAAGGGTAATAAATCAGACACAGTAGACGGTACCTTACTTATGTCACAGATATACACACTAATTCAAACAGATAAGATAAAGCTTAGTGTTGCACTGAAACCAGTGTATGAAGATGCTTCTATAGGGTCTTCTGAGTTGGCACAGGTCGCAGTGAATGCTAAGATAATTAAGCCTAGGATACATCAAGAGACGGTAGACGCTATGGCTAATAACATTGGTGGTATTAATAACTATACATATAAACTATTAAAGGCTAACATCAGGGAAGGGTTGGATGTTGGAGAGACTGTAGACCAGATAGCTGATAGGGTTAAAAATGTATACAAGTTTAATGCCTCACGTTCTGCTACAATAGCAAGAACAGAGACGTTAAAGATTGTTAGTAAATCCACTGATGAGGAATACAGAGAAGCTGGTGTGGAAAAGAAACAATGGGTAGGTGGACACAGAGCCTCTCATGTTGATAACAATAGTAAAGGTATAGTAGACTATGATTATGTTTATAATGGTGGCCTACGCTTCCCAGGTGATACAGGACCAGCTAATGAGGTAATTAATTGTACCTGCTGTCTGGTGGCGGTGGTAGAGAGGGATTGATGGGAAAGCTTATATACGAAGTTGGAAACAGATATGGTAGACCACCAATTTGGTTACGGTGACAATACAGCAACACAATTTGAGGAATTTAAAGGAGCATATAATGAATAAAGAATTTAAACAAACAACAATAGATATAGAAAAAGATGCAAAAGGAAAACTTACAGTAATAGCATCAAAAGAAGTTGTAGACTCTGATGGTGATCTAGTAAATGTTGCTGGTATGAATTTATCAAGATTCAAAAGTAATCCCGTGATGTTGTTCAGTCATGATAGGACTGCTCCCCCAATAGGGAAATGGAATAATGTCAGGAAAACTAAAGATAAAGATGGTACACCAATACTTACTATGTCTCCTGAATTCTCTCAATCACCTGAACATAAAATGGCCAAAATAATATCAGATTTGGTTGATGAAGGTATAATGAAGGCTGTTTCAGTGTCTTTCAGGCCTTCTTGGGATAAAATCAAATATGTTGAACCAAAAGGAAAGAAAAAAGGATTTCAAGTGATTGAGGAATCCGAGTTGCATGAAGTCAGTTGGGTTTCAGTACCAGCTAACCAAGTAGCTCTTGTTAAGGCGTTGGACGACGGTAAGATTAGTAAGGAAGATATGGACTATCTTACAAAGAACACAGATACAAAAGAAGAAGTTGACAAGGACTTAACAATAGTAGAGTTACAATCTAAGGTAGCAGAGTTAGAGTTACTTGTAAAAGAGCAAGAGTTAGAAGAAGAGACAGAAGATAGTATATATAGTGCAATATTTGATGAGTTCGAGATGTCAGCACCGAATACGGTAGCAGATGACAATCAAATCGATCCAGAGGATGTTTCTCTATCCGATCTGTTAGATTAAATAAAAATATAAAACAAAGGAGAAACAAATAATGGATAACAAAGAAAAGAAAGTCAGAGATATGTTAAAAGAAGAGGCAGAAAAGGCTATTAACGATAGTGCAAGAATTACCGCTATCGAAGAGAAAGCCGCTGCTGATGCAGAAGCTAATGCTAAATTGCTTGAAGAGAACAAAGAACTTAAAGCTCAGTTCGATGCCCTTCAGGACAAAAAGCTTACTTTAAAACAAAATACCGGAACCAAAAATTATATCTTTAAGGGATATGATGTAAGTCGTCCGGCCAGAAACTTCACTATGGATATTCCTAAGAGTGTCCGTGATGAGGGCGCTGCTAATATGCTTAATATGTTGAGAGCAGCTTCTAATAAAGATGTTGATAAAGCCCTTACGTCCACTGGCGCTTATGCAGTTGGTGAAGAGTACGGTAGTGCTATCATGGGTTTGGCTGAACTTTCTAGTGTAGTTCTTGCTAGATGTAAAGTTTTACAGGTAAGTGCTCCTGTATTAAAGCTTCCTTCAAAGGCTACTAGAGCTGGTGTTGATATGCAAGCCTTCGGGACTACTAATCAAGCTGCAGCTACTGATCTGGGACAAATCACATGGACTATTGACAAAAGAATTGGTTCTTATGAAACTCTTTATAATGACATCCTTGATGATCAAATCTTCGATATCGTTGGACAGTTTGTTGAGCCGATGATTGCTGAAGCTATTGGACAGTCAGTCGATGATAATGTTTTCAACGATGGCGATACTGGTGAATTTACGACTACTTTAGATAATGGTGCTACTACCTATACCACCACTTCTGGAACGGTTGCAACTGCAGCTGGTATTACTTTTGATAACCTTAATACCATTTATAATACTATAGAGTGGAGTAGAGGAGCTGTCGGTGAATGGTTTATGGGTCAATCAGCATTCAAAGATGTTATGGGTCTGGTAGATACTTATGGTCAGCCAGTACATCAGGCTGTTCCAATCGGTGGAGCCCCTCAGTATTCTATCTTTGGTTCAAGAGTGAACATTACTCCTGCAATCGCTAATGTTCCTAATGCCGATAAATTGAGATTAGCTTTCGGTGATCCGAGACAGTACGTTCTGGCCCTTCGTGGCGGAATTGTATTCCAGGTTAATCCTTATGTTGGACTCAAAGAAGGATATAGCCAGTATATCGGTTTCTTGAGAGCAGATGGTAATGTTACAGCTCCAAGTGCTTGGTCAGGTTTGAAAAGAGTAGACGCTTAACAGAAATACAGGTGCAATGCCTGGTGAGTGAATAAAGGTGAGGGGTTGGTGCAATACTAACCCCTCCCAAACCGGGGGAAAGATGATAAATCGCAATACAAAAATAGGTAAAATGTTAAGCAAAGAGCGAGTTGTGTACCAATGTGTAGTATGTAATTGTAAATTTATAGGTTCTTATAATACAGATATAACTACATGTCCGTCATGTAAAAGAGAAGGGACGATAGTAGTAAATGAAACCCTGTCAGTAAGAATGACACCAGATTATATTAATAAATAAGTAAATAGGTTTTTAGGAGAATAATATGTCATTAGCAACACTAACACAAGTAAAAGATTATATGGGAATAGCGGTAACCAGACTAAATCCAGAGACAGACAACCTAATCTCTGATGTTATAGATAGGATCTCTACCATGATAGAAACATATTGTGATAGAACATTCACATCTACAGAGCATACTGAATACTATGATGGTATGGGTGTTCCTTATTTCTATACTAATAACTATCCTATTACATCAGTTTCAGGTATTTGGGATGATATGAATTGGGAATGGCAAGATGGTACTCTATTAGCTGCTGCTGATTACAGGATTTCCGAAGATAATAGACGAATACGTAAGAAGTCCGGTTATTTCATGGAAAGCTTTGAGAACATAAAGATAACCTATACAGCTGGTTACTCTACTTTACCTTATGATTTATCACATGTATGTATAGAGGAAGTAGTTAGGGTTTATAAACATAAGAGTGATCCTGGTGTATATAGTAAGACAGTAGGTAATGATTCAGTAGAGAGAAATCAATTAGACCTGTTACCCTCTACCTTAGTAGTATTAAATAATTACAGAAGGTTGGGTATTTATTAATGTTTGATATTCAAATTAAAATAGATGGGCTTGATGAGATAGAGAAGATGCCTGAGGAATGGCGTTCAAGTATAGTACGTGGGTTCCGTGATGCTATGTTAATGATTGAAGGTAAGGCTAAGAGTAGGTTCGGTAAGGCTGGGAACATAAAGGCTCGTACAGGACACTACAGACGTTCAATTAGTACCAGTGTAAAGGAAAGAGGTAATAATATAATAGGAACATTAGCCGGAAACGTTGTTTACGCTGCCGCACATGAGTATGGTACGACTATCTTTCCAAAGAAGGGTAAGTACCTACGCTTCCCTATTAAAGGACATTGGGTGACAGTTAAGAAGGTTGTGATACCTAAGAGACCATTACTTACACCATCAGTAACAGAGAATGTTAACGAAGTAGGTAATATAATAGTAAATCGTATAGTAAAAGGGATGGAATAATGAGTATATCGTATATAAACACTATATTAGATAATTTAAAGACAGAAATGGAGACATGTATAACTCCTGGTAATTTCTATAACACTTCTCCAATGATAGAACGTGGTGCGGTAGCGTGGCAGGATACAGATGGAAAGCGTCCCTTTATCTGGTTTGTCTCTACAAACATAGAATATGAGGAGACACTATCTACTACTACTATTGTTATTATAGATGTAGAATTACACGGGTATGCTGATGTTGATGGTTATGGTGGTTCTGATAATATGATGAAACTATTGAAAGATTTAGAATACTTTCTCCTAAATGATTACAGTGAGCCTATGAATTTGGTAAATTGTGTTATTTCTGAGGGTGGGGTGTCTGAGGAAGTAGGTCAATCCGGCTTTATGTTGTCAATAAAGGTACGGTCTGAGTTTAATACGGAGACAATTAATTAATGGGAAGGTTTATAGACGAGGTAGGTAATAAATACGGACGACTTACAGTTATATCACGTGCAGAGAATAATAAACATGGAAAAGCTATGTGGAACTGTATATGTGACTGTGGGAAAGAAACTGCTGTTATTGGTTGTGACTTAAGAAATAAAAGAACACTTAGTTGTGGGTGTTTAAATAGAGAAATAGTTAGCAAAAGATATAAAGGAAAAACAAGACCTAATATGACAAGGGAAAATAATCCAAATTGGAATTCAAACCTTACAGAAGAACATAGAATGGGTGGACGTAATATACCAGGGTATAAAGAGTGGCACTCAGAAGTATTTGAAAGAGATAATTATACTTGTCAAGTGTGTGGTAAAGTTGGTGGTAACTTAGTAACCCACCATATAGAAGCTTATAATAGTAATCCAGAGTTGAGAACAGTAGTATCAAACGGTATTACAATGTGTGAAGATTGTCATAAAGATTTTCACCATCAATTTGGAATGGGTGATAATACAAGGAGTCAATTAATAAAATTTAGGAAAAAGGAGAAACAATTATGTCTACAAAAAGTGGAACAAATGCAACAGTTAAAGTAGGAGAAAGTACTACGGTATTGGCTCTAGCAAGTTGGTCATTTACAGATGAGAGAGAAGCTTTGAAAGCCCCTGTATTCGGGGAAACTTTCAATACGATTCATGGTATGGGTAGCCGAAACGTATCTGGTTCAGTTAGTGGTTATTTGGATACTGCTGATACTACAGGTCAGGATGTTCTAATTACAGCTTTTGCAGCTGGAACTACTGTAAGTGGATTACGTCTGTATGTAGATGACACTGTATATTTTAGTGCTACTGGTTCTGGTGATAATGATGGACTTTACATCACATCTTACAACGTCAGTGCTGCACAGAATGAGATAATCCCAGTTGAATTCAACTTCGAGGTTGGTGGAGATTGGACAGAAGGGTAAATAAAATTAAATTCCGGGGGGAAAACTAAGATGAAATTAAATATAAAATATGTAAGTGGTACATGGGTTAACTTTAAAGATGATGCTAGTGTTAAAGTAAGAATGCTTCCTATTTCAAAGTCTTTCGGTTTCAAGGAAGATGATGTTAACGGTGAAACTATGCAAACAGCCTTTAATGCTTGTGTGGTTGATTGGAAAGGCTTCGTAGATGAGGATGACAAAGAAATAAAATGTACAGATAAGAACAAACAACTTATGTTCAATGCTTATATTGAACTTGTAACTTTTGTAATGGAAGAGCAGAACAAACTTAGAGAAGCTTTTTCAACATCCTTAAAAAACTAAAAGACCTCTGTACCTGGCAGTTTGAGAAGAACAGAAGAAACCCAGACGACATAACTTATGAAGTGTTTGTAGGTATCAGAGGTTTGCACGGTAAAGATACATCATATAAAGAATATGTGAAACAGTACGGTAGACAGGACTTACCACCTGTTATATTGGAAGAGAATAGTATAGTAATAGATATAGTATATAAATACTTTAATATAATGACAGATAGTATGGGTGGTATTAACTCTTCTGGTATAATAAGTGTATTAGAATTAGAAGGTATAAACAAGAAGGTAAGGAGTGTGTATCTACAGAAGATGATACATTATATTACTATTTCATTGATGACAAAAGAGAAAGAAAATACAACTTTTAAGGATAAATAAATATGAAGAGTGTCAAAGTAACACTAACAGCTAAAGACAAAGGTAGTAAAGATGTAAAGAAGTTTGCTAGTAACACTACCACATCTATGGGTAAGGTTAGCAAAAGTACTGTAGCTGCTAATAAAAGCTTCACCACAATGATTTCTAAGTTCAAACTTCTAACTGCTGCTGCAGTAACCTTTGGTGCAGCTGCTACTCTGGCACTTGGTAAGAGTGCTGTTCAAGCAGCCTCAGATTATCAAGAAACACTTGGTAAGTTTAGTGTGGTGTTTAGAGAACAGACATCAATGGCCGAAGGTTTTGCTAAAGAATTAGAAAATTCATATGGTTTATCTATAATAGAATCAAGAAAGTATTTATCCAGTGTTCAAGATTTATTAAAACCTATGGGTATGGCTTCTACTGCTGCAGCTAAGATGTCTAATAAGGTAGTGAAATTAGCTGTTGATTTGGGTTCCTTCAATAATTTAAAAACAGAAAAGGTAATGGAGGATATACAGTCTGCTCTGGTTGGTAATTTTGAGACGATGAAGAAGTATGGTGTTATACTTAATGAAACAGTCGTAAAGGAAGAAGCTTACGATTCTGGTTTAGTAAAAAGAGGAGAGACACTTAATGCTTTACAGAAATCACAAGCGGCATACACTCTTATTGTAAAAGGCTCTACTGATGCGTTGGGAGATTTCGATAGAACAAGTGATAGCTTTGCTAATCAGATGAAAATATTGAATGCTAATATGGTAAAGTTTAAAGTGTTGGTTGGAGAAGAATTACTTCCTAAGATAAATGAAGTAGCTACAGCTTTTAATAAATGGGCCAAAGATGGAGACAACCTTAAAGATTCGGTAGATAAGTTATTTAAAGTATTGACTGTATTAAAAAATATTATTATATCGTTGTTGTCAGTAGTAGTAGTAAAAAAAGTGTATAATATAATTACTTCTATTACTATTGCTATAGCAACTGCTGGTAAACTATCAGTAGCTATTAATTTATTAAAAGGTAGACTTATCCATCTTTTACTACAATTTAAATATCTTAGTTTAGCTTTACTTAACCCTATATTCCTTGCAGTAGCAGTTTCTATTGCAGCTATAGGCGGAGCAATGCTTTATGCTAAGAATGAAACAGAGAAAGCAGCTACAGCTATGGATAAGTATACAAAATCTCTTAAAGCAATGACTGCTGTAGATCTTAGAATTAAAATAGCGGAGGGCACATCTTTAATAATAGATCAACAAGAAAAATTAAATAAGTTAAAAGAGTCATCAAGAAAAAGGGGTGGTATTGGCCCTAGACAGGATATGATGGGTACTACTAGAAGAGATATTTTAAATATCCAAAAAGAACTTGATGTGCTTATAGCTAAACAAAATAAAGCTAAAGATTTGTTATTTGCACTTACAGGTAAGAAACCTGAACCAATAGTCACTGGTGGGGCTACTATGGGTGATTGGGAAATAATGCCTGCACCTAAACAACTTACCTTTGATGAACAAGTAGCCGCAGCAGAAGAGATCAAAAGATTGGAACAGGAACTTGCTGCTCAATCAGTTATGGATGCAAAAGAACTTGCAGAAGAAAAATTAAAAACTTATATAGAAGCCAGTAATGCTGAAATAGAAAAAGAGAAAAAAACACAGGATGAGTTATTAGAATTAAAAAAGAAGGGTTCAGAGGCTGCTACCGCTTTTAACAAAGTAAAAAATGATACAATAGAACAACTACAGGAATCATTATCAGTAGGTATGACTGATGGTTTATTTGAATGGATAGATGGGGTTAAATCAGCTAAGGATGCTTTCCTTGATTTCGCTAGTTCATTCCTAAAACAAATAGCTAAGATGATTATACAACAAACAATTTTAGATGCATTACAAGGTACAAGTAAGGCTGGTGGTATAGTTAGTGGAGTAGCAAAACTTTTTGGGTATGCTAGTGGTGGTAATGTTTCAGGTGGCACACCAATCATAGTGGGCGAGAAAGGCCCAGAATTATTTACACCTTCAAGAAACGGAGCAATAGTACCTAACGATAAATTAGGTGGTGGAAACAACACCTCTATAACTGTAAATGTTGAAGCTAGTGGTCGTTCCCCTGAAGAAGCTAAGAGAGAAGGAACAATGATAGCTGAAACAATAAAACAACAGATAAGACAGACAATACAATATGAACAAAAAACAAATGGTTTATTAAACAGACAACCAGCATTTTAAAAGGATAAATAATGGCAACTACATTTACTTGGAAACCAACATATAGTACTAGTGAAGCAGTAACAACAAGAGTAAAAGTATCTAGTCTTGGTGATGGATATGCACAAAGAGTGGGTGATGGTCTAAATACACAACCATTAATATATTCATTAACATTTGTAGATTCATCTGCAACGATAGAGTTGATAAACGCATTCCTTGAAGCTACTGGTGGGGTTGATTATTTTAATTGGACACCATCCTTTGGAACATCTTCATTAAAATTTGTATATAAATCAAAAACAATGACTGCACTTGGTAGTGGTGTTTATCAATTAGATACAACCTTCTACCAAGTGTTTGATTTAACTTAAGGGAATAATATGCCAATAACAAGCACAGCAATACTAAGTGATATACAGAAGTTAGCGCCTGGGGATTTAATAGAATTGTTTGCTCTAGATGCTACAGCATTAGGTGCCACCGATATATTTTATTTCTGTGGACATACAGATGGTGGTGCTATGGTTGAGTTAGATAGTGTTTCGTATTTACCTTTGTCATATGAATTGTCCGGCGTAGAAATAAAGTCAAGTGAACAATCACCGGAACCTTTATTAAAGTTAAGCAACGTCAATAACTCCTTAGGAACAGCTATTAATTCGTTTGGTGATTTAGTAGGTGCAAAGTTAACAAGGAGAAGAACATTTACAAAGTATTTAGATGGACATACTCAAGGTGGTAATAGTCATCAATTTGCTGCTGATGTATTTATAATTGAACAAAAAACACAACAGAATAAATATGTTGTAGAATTTAGATTAGTATTGTCAACAGACTTTTCCGGTTACACTGTACCACATAGACAAGTTATAAGGGATATATGTCCGTTTGTTTATAGAGTATACGATACAGACACATCTACATTTATATATGATCATGTAATAGGTTGTCCATACACAGGTACAGATTATTATGATGTTGATGGTGAAATAACAACAGTTGATAAAGATAAATGTGGTCATCGAATAAGTGATTGTAAGTTAAGATTTCCAACAAGAGTACCATACGGAGGGTTTCCTGGTATAAGTAAATATAGAATATCATAATGATACAATATTTTGATATACAGATAGAGAAACAAATGATTGAACATGCTAGAGATGAGTATCCTAATGAATGTTGTGGTTATATAGTAGATAATATATATATACCATCTATAAACATAGCAGATGATCCAATAAACTTCATGAGGTTTGATCCACGACACACAGCAAGATTTAAAAATATACAGTGTATGATACACTCACATGTTGATTATGTTAAAGATAAAAAGAAATACCACACCGGTCACGCTTCTAAACAAGATATGATATCTCAAATGAAACACCAAATACCGTATGGTATAGTTCACTTGAACCACAGAAACGTAGCACAGCGGGTGTTTTATTTCGGTGATAAGTTACCAATTCAGGACTTAAAGGGAAGACCATTCATACACGGTCTATATGATTGTTATGGTTTAGTAAGAGATTATTACAGAAAGGAATTAGATATAACATTAAATAATTATCCACGTGATTTTGGTTGGTGGAATGTTCCTGGTAATAGTTCTTTACTTATAGATAATTTTGGTGGTGCCGGATTTATTGATAAAGGAATAACACTTGATAATATTCAAAAAAACGATGTGTTTATGACAAATATAATGGGTGATAGTGTAAATCATTGTGGTGTGTATACAGGTAATGGATTACTTTTACATCATTTATATGGTAGATTAAGTTTTGAACAACCAATGATGATATACAGAAACAATGTATCAAAAATTATAAGGTATAAGGAGTTCGTGTAATGTTTAGGAAGGATGAAATAGGAAACAGGTACGGTAGGTTGTTAGTTATAAGTGGCGCAGGAGTTGACAAGTCTAGACAGGCTATATGGGTTTGTGTGTGTGATTGCGGAAAAGAAACCGTTGTTCGTGGCGGAGATTTAAGAAGTGGTGGAACACTCAGTTGTGGTTGTTTACAAAGAGAAAAAACAATAAAGGCAAATAAAGGTAGAACTGGTGAATTAGCTGCCCGCTGGAATCCCAACCTTACAGAAGAACATAGAATGAATGGCCGTAATATACCAGGATATAATGAATGGCGTTCAGCAGTTTATGAACGAGATAACTATACCTGTCAAATATGTGGTGATAATAAAGGTGGTAATTTAGTAGCGCATCATTTGGAAGCATATAACAGTAATCCTAACCTAAGAACTACAATTTCAAATGGAATTACATTGTGTGAGGTGTGCCACAAAAACTTTCATCATCAATATGGTAGGGGTAAGAATACAGAGAAACAGTTGATTAAATTTATAGGAGAATCCAAATTATGAGAAAAGTCAACTTTGTTGGTGATGAACTTACATCTAAATATGGGGATCAACTGGAGTTAGCTGCTTCATCATGGGCACAGATTCTTAGTTTGATGTCTGCAAATTTTAGTAATTTTAGAAAATCAATTATAGATGGAACTTATGCAATTGTAAGAGGCCGATCACTTGACGATTATGATGAGTCATTAACAGAAAAAGACTTAACTATAAATTATGAAACTGGCGATTGGGAATGGTTTATTGTATCTGAAGCAGTTGGTGCTGGTGGGAATGGTGTGCTTTCATTTATTGCTGGTGCAATTTTAACAGT